CACTCCTATCCTACAGAATTTTATTAAGAATCGACTCAATGATTCTCTTACACAGATTGGTATTGAGCCAGTGTTTGATGATGTCGATCAAGAGATGTTGAGTAAGACAGAATGGTTCGACGAGGACGTTCTTGGAAATACTTCTACGGATTTTTTCAGTAAGAGACCTACAGAATATTCTAAGAATGATAAGTCGTATGGTGAAGAAGATTTGTTCTAATTGAACGTAAAAAGTGTATATATAAATTATGGAAAAATACTATTGGTTAAATGATGATTCGCGGAAGTTCCTGAAGCGCGGATACCTAACGGGGGATCAGACACCCGAAGAACGAATCACTCAAATTGCAAAGACTGCTGAGAGTGACTTAAAGAAACCAGGCTTCGCGGAGAAGTTTGAAGAATATATGTCACATGGATGGTATTCATTATCATCTCCTATTTGGGCTAACTATGGAATGAAGAGGGGTTTACCAATCTCCTGCTTTGGTTCTTATGTTGATGACACCCTAGAATCGATACTTACTAAGCAAGCTGAAGTAGGTATGATGACGAAAATGGGAGGTGGTACATCTGCATACTTTGGAGATATTCGTAAGAGAGGTGCAAGTATTAACACTGGAGGAAAGTCGAACGGTCCGGTTCACTTCATGGAGTTATTCGAATCAGTGACAAATGTTGTTTCTCAGAGTAATGTTCGTAGAGGATCATTCGCAGCTTACATGCCTATTGATCATGCTGACATCTTAGAGTTCTTACAGATCCGCAGTGATGGCAATAGTATTCAGAATCTTTCTATTGGCGTGTCAGTCTCTGATAAGTGGATGAAGTCAATGGTTGATGGAGATAAGGATAAGCGAAAGGTGTGGGGTAAAGTAATTAAGAAGCGATATGAGTCTGGTTACCCATACATCTTCTTTAGTGATACTATTAATGATAACGCTCCAGATGTTTATAAGGACAAGGGTCATACAATCCATGCTTCTAATCTATGTTCCGAGATCGCTCTATCATCAAGTGATGATGAGTCATTCGTATGCAACCTATCATCGATGAACCTACTTCACTATGACGATTGGAAAGGTACTGATGCAGTTGAAGTTCTTACATACTTCCTCGATGCGGTAATGTCTGAGTTCATCCGTAAGACTGAAGATATTCCATTCATGGAAGCTCCTCGTAAGTTTGCAACAACTCAGCGAGCACTCGGTATTGGTGTCCTTGGTTGGCACTCATATCTACAGAGTAAATCAATCCCGTTCGAAAGCTTTGAAGCAAAGCAGCTCACGACTGACATTTTCAGATACATGAAAAGAGAATCGCATGATGCATCTGCGTCTCTTGCAAAAGAATATGGTGAACCTGAATTGTTGAAGGGCTATGGTCGTAGAAATGTTACTACAATGGCGATTGCTCCTACTACTTCAAGTTCGTTTATTCTTGGTCAAGTGTCACCGAGTGTTGAACCTCTTAACAGTAATTACTTCGTTAAAGATCTCGCGAAGGGTAAGTTTACGTATAAGAACCCATATTTGCAACGACTACTTGATGGCTACAGTAAGAATAACGGTCCAACATGGAAATCTATTCTAGTGCACGGAGGTTCAGTTCAGCACCTCGACTTCTTATCTGATCATGAGAAAGACGTGTTTAAGACGTTTGGTGAGATCTCTCAGAAGGAGGTTATTATTCAGACTGCTATCCGTCAAACCAATATCGATCAAGCACAGAGTATCAATCTAATGATTCATCCTAAGACTCCACCGAAGGAAGTAAATCAACTTCTTATCTTCGCATGGGAGCAAGGTGTAAAGACACTATACTATCATCGTGGCACTAATCCATCACAGGAACTATCACGCAACTTACTTCAATGCGCATCGTGCGAAGGTTAATGATTAAAGAAACACAATACTGTAACGCTTGCGCTTCTCAATACACTATTCAATGGCTTGAGCAAGATGTTGACGAAGACTTAATACCATCATATTGCCCATTCTGTGGTGAAGAGAACTTTGGGGAGTTTGATCTGATCGAGACTGACGAGTTCGAATAAATAGATATATGAAAACATTAAAAGGTACATCGCTTTATTACAAAGCTCGTGCAGTTTTTGGGAATGCTAACATCTCTGTAACAGATAGTGAATATGCATCGCCCAGTGAAAAGTGGATAACAGGTAAGTTCTATCATAATTTCAATTGGTGGATGCAATCGAATGGGGTTAAGAAGTGGAAAACATATACAGACTGCGATAATAAAGCCTTTGCATATTTCGTATGTGCTAATATATCTCATGCTAAAACAATGGAAGCGCGAGAAAGGGCAAGCATGAAAACATACGAAGGCATTGCAGTTGGAGTTATGTTCTATCTAATCGGTGGAAAAAAGACGTCTGGTCATGCAATCAATGTTGTTTACACAAACGGCAAACTGATATACATTGAACCTCAAAATGGTGAACAACTAAAATTAACAAAGAAGGAGATAGACTCATGCTGGTACGTTACATTCTAATCTTATCGTCACTTATATTCTCAGGTTGTGCAACATCTGAATTCAACGAAGAAGGCGAATCAAATTATAGACCTACTCCATTTAATACATTAGAAGCAGAATATGAATAAACTACCATTTAAATCAAAGAAATTTATAGCACTCATTGCTGGAATTTCGTTTAATGCACTCTTCGCGGCTCTCTCATTGTTTCTCATTGCAGGCAATCCAGAGTCAGCCACAGCCATTGTGAATCTTATGACAGTATCATTAGCGTCTGTTAATGGGCTTATCTCTCTGTATGCTATCGGTCAATCAGCGGTAGACTGGAAGATCAATTCCACAAATGTTAATACTGCTGAACAGACAAGTAGCATTGAAGAAACTAAGAAGCTTGAGGTTTCGTATGAGGGTGCAGAATCTCTGAATTGGGATTAAGGTATAAATAACTCCATGTGGAGTTACAAGGGTGAGGAGTTTACTACTGAGATGATCGAGGACTATATTGGATTCGTTTATATGGTTACCGACAAGGATACAGGTATGAAATACATCGGAAAGAAAGGTTTCTTCTCGAAAGTAACTAAACCACCACTGAAAGGAAAGAAGCGCAAACGTAGATCAGTTAAGGAATCTGATTGGAAAAAATACTGTGGGTCAAGCGAAGCAGTGAAGCTTATTGTTGAAGAGAATGGATTAGATCACTTTGATAGAGAGATATTATATCTATGTAAGAGTAAGGGTGAACTAAATTATACCGAAATGAAAGAACAGATCATAAGGGATGTTATATTGAAGCCCAATGAGTATCACAATGGATTTGTGGGTGGAAAAATCCACCGTAATCATCTAAGGAGTCTTTGGAAGTAAAAAAAGATTTGACATATGGTGTTATTCTGATATAATCAGTAATGATTCAAAATAATAGAATTATCACAACATAGGAAAATTACATAATGATTATCATCGACTACTCAGCTATTGCCATTGCGGCAATCTTCTCACAAGACCGACCTCAAGATATTGAGGAGGGTCTTATTCGCCATATGATTCTTAACCGAGTCAGGCAGTACAATCTCAAATTCCGTGAAAAATATGGACAGACTGTTATTGCATGCGATGGCGGATCTTGGAGAAAGCAAGCATTTGCTCAGTATAAAGCTGGTCGAAAAAAGACACGTGACGCATCTCCTTTGGATTGGAAAGAGTTCTTTCGTCTAATTAATCTTGTTCGTACTGAATTAGATGAGAATTTTCCATATCCAGTGGTCTATGTTGACAACGCAGAAGCCGATGATATCATTGCAGTCTTATCCAAATCTACTCAAGAGTTTGGTCAGAATGAACCAGTCGTGATTATTTCGGCTGATAAAGATTTCTTACAACTTCACCGCTATTCAAATGTGAAACAGTTTAGTCCAATGAAACGAGACTTCATCACAATTAATGATCCTCTCTTCTATCGATTCGAACACATCTGTAAGGGTGACAGTAGTGATGGTGTTCCAAATATATTAAGTCCAGATAACACATTCACTGAAGGTCTTCGACAAAAGCCGATGCGTGCTAAGAAGATCCTTGAATGGTATGAAAGTAAAGATAACCTGGAATCTGTTATGGACACTGAAACTCTGCGCAACTTCCATCGCAACAGAGAAGTCATTGATCTCGATTACATCCCAACAGAAATTGTGGATGCTATTCACAAGGCTACTGCTGAGCAAGTATCGAAACCTAAGAAAGATGTTCTGAACTATCTTATCACAAACCGTTGCGCCATGTTGGTAGAGGCAGCTCAAGATTTTCAAACTAAATAATATCATTATGAAAACACTACACGAAATATTCACCGAAATACAAGAGGCACCCACACGTGCAGAAAGACAGGAAATTCTGAAGGAAAATGATTCGTTTTCACTTCGAACGATCCTTCAATTAAACTTCCATTCGGATATCGAACTACATCTACCAAGCGGGAAACCACCATTCACTTGTGATGAAAAGCCTTATGGTAAACCTGAAGTAAAGATCAAGATGTTGGGAAGATGTGTTAAGGGTAATGGTACAAACGCCATCAAGAAAGAAAAGTTGTTCATCGAGATCCTTGAATCTTTGGTTGAAGAGGATGCTAATATCGTCTGCTTGGCTAAAGATGGTAAGGTCATGAAGGAATACTCTCGTGTATCAGAGAGTTTAATCAAATCAGTTTTTCCAACACTTGTAAAATGAAAGAAGCAGACTTAATTGAAATCATTGATAATTTAAAGAGAGAACTAGTTCTTATTAAGGATAAACTCAGCAAGATTGATGATCGCCACTATAAGAATGATCTAAAGGATAAATGTAAAAGAATCTAAAGATTATTGTCTTTACATATGATCAATTTGATTATATAATACTATATTATGAATATATTCGCTCTATCTCCCGTACCAGAAGTTGCCGCTAAGTGGCACTGTGACAAGCACGTTTGTAAAATGATTCTTGAATCCGCACAGATGTTGTCTACTGCACATAGAATCCTTGATGGCGAAGAATCACGTCGACCATCATCTACTGGCAAAACAATGTCTCGGTACTGGGAATTGTTAGATGAGAGAGAAGGTACTTTATATAAAGCTGTTCATATGAAACATCCGTCCACTTTGTGGACTATGGAATCTCATATGAATTATAAATGGCATTATCAATTATTCAGATATCTATGTAAGGAATATACTTATCGGTATGGAAAGATTCATGTCTCAGAAACAAAACTCCTTGACGTTCTATCTGAATTGCCTAAGAATATTAAGCAATCATATATGACACCATTTGCCCTTGCTATGGGCTCTAATCCCGAATGTATGAATCACGAAGATCCCGTTGGTTCATATCAAAAGTTCTATCAAACAAAACAAAAAAGATTCTCCATGAAGTGGACGAATCGAAAAATACCACATTGGTTTAAAACACTATGACATACGATTACTACTGCGATAAATGTGAAAAGATATGGGAAGAATCCCATTCGATTGCGAACAGAGATGAGCCAGTTGGAAAAGACTGCCCTTGTGAAAAGGATGGTAAAGTCCGCCGAGGTGTATGTGCTCCAGCACTATCATTCGAAGGATCAGTATCACCGATCCGTAAGGCTGGCTCGGGTTGGAATGATGTACTTAAAGGAATCAGTAAGGCTTCTGGTAAAGATGCTAAAATTGATCACTACTAAAAATGAAGAGGAATAGACAGAACGTAAAAGGAAAAAGAGACCGCAGAGAACAACTCAATGATCATGATCCATTTGAGCAAAAGAGACTGAGGTCGAAAAAGATGAATAGAGGTAAGAAAAATAAACAAGATTTTTCGAACCAATATGAACACGAATTATATAATGATAACTATGAATACTAGATTCAAACACAATCACTTCGAACTTGGTTATGATCTCACAGCAAAATCTACTGTGGCTGGTAGGCTTTATGAGACGCCAGAAGGTGTATTCTATCCTTCAGTAACAACTGTTCTGGGTCATGCCACCAAGGCTGGTATCATTGCTTGGAGGAAAGCAGTTGGCGAGAAAGAAGCCAATCGTGTATCCCGCCATGCTTGTGCCCGTGGTAATGCTGTTCATAATGCTGCTGAGAAGTATATCAATAATGAAGAGGAATACTTAAAAGAGGGAACAATGCCACATGTGCTACAGTTATGGAATGCGATGAAAAAGGTGTTGGATGAGAAAGTTGATAATGTGATAATGCAGGAGGTGCCACTATACTCAGATGAATTGATGCTTGCAGGTCGAGTCGATCTAATCTGTGAGTTCGATGGTGTTCTATCTATTGTCGATTTCAAGACCTCTAGTAGAGTGAAGACGAGAGATCAGATATCAGGCTACTTCAAGCAAGAATGTGCTTATGCTATTATGTTTGAAGAGAGAACTGGAATCAAAATAGATCAATTAGTGACTGTGATGGTTGTTGACGGCTCGGATGATTCGATCACGTTCATTGAGAAGAAGGATGATTGGGTCGAGCCGCTCCAGAATACTATATCAGAATACTATGATCATTTAAGAGAGAAAGTAAAGAATCTGTAGCTTGTTGATTATCAAACACTTATGACTTTTAGGGTATCTCCAATGGTGATGCCCTAACTGCTTGATCCTCAACGAGATAAGACCATTGACATATCGATCAAAATAGATTATAATAGTATTATAAGATTGAGAAAGATAATTATGAAAAATACAAAAAACTGGGTTCTAGTCAATGAAATCGCTAATGAAGTTCCTGCTGGAACTATCATCGCCCGCCGCCATGTGTTGCGGATGGTCAATGTGGCTTCGCTGGTCGAACACTACAATGTTTTTGTGGGCGGAAAGTTCCACAAGTTGAGTCTAGCCGATCTTTTGGAAGAGGCTTAACACCAACGGGTTATGACTTTTGAGGTCTCCTATGATTCGATATCATAACCCGTTGATGATCAGAGAGATCAGACCATTGACAAATCATCCAAAATAGATTATAATATACATATAAGATTGAGAAAGACATTTACTATGAAAACACTAAAAGAAACATTACTCGCCATCCTCGTCGGCTTTATATTCGCAGCTATCGGTTATATCGGTCTTTGCATTTCAATCCCTGCTTAAATTTACATATTATGAAATTACACGAAATTACAGACACTGAAAATCCTATTGCAATTGACTACATCTATGATGGTGAATTCCAAGCTACTAATCTCATAACCAACGAGGTTACGGTTATCACAAAGGAGTTTGCCAATGAAGTGGCTTGCTTCGGCAACGTTTTCGTCACTGAAACCGCTCAAGTGAATATGCACGCGGTAAACACCCACGAAATCTTTCCTGGCACTATGGAAGCCCTAAGTCATCTCACTTCCTTGGTCTAATCCACGAAACGACGCACACATTATGAAGAAACAAGACAATCAATCGAACGACAGCAACTTGGATTTAAGTGCAGCCGATGAGCTATTGGCCTTAAAGCTAAAGATTAAAGATTTCTGCATCGAATTTGACAAGACAAGCTGGGGATGGGACGGAGACTGCGGAACTCAATGCCTAGTAGATGACCTAGAGGAAACTGTCCAAGACAAATTCGGGAACTGGACTTGCTAACCACTAATTAAGACACGCACAATAAGAAAAGAAAACTAAAAACCAAAACAATATAATGTACACAGACTCAAACAGGCACAGGATGCTAACTAATGAATACAGTATCGAAGGTGATGCAGAGATGCTAACTAATGAATATACTATCGGAGACGATGTACAATTTAAAACAAGTGAGAACTCTCATGCGAATGGCAAGGTTGCTGGCTTCAAGAAAGATGGTCGTGTCTACGTTGACACTGGAGGTGGTGGAGCCCGAGGAATATATTTAATTGAAACAAAACAAATTACTACTAAACTATGATTATATTAACAGACTGTGATGGAGTCCTATTGAACTGGGCTCAAAGTTTTCACTGGTGGATGCACCGCAAAGGTTATCGACCAATTTACCCGAATGCCTATGCGATGGATGAGTGCTACGGAATTTCTCGGAGTGAATCGAAAGAACTCTGCGTGACGTTTTGTGAGTCGGCAGCCGTGGGCTTTCTTCCGCCGCTCCGAGATGCTATTAAGTATGTTCGCAAGTTACATGAAGAACACGGTGTAGTTTTCCATTGCATTACATCTATGGGAACTGATCCGTGGGCTATTAAACTTCGTGAAGAAAACCTAGCCCGTGTATTCGGTGAGGGTGTATTCGAACGAGTTGTCTGCCTTGGATGTGGAGAAGATAAAGATGAAGCACTTGAACGTTATCGTGATTCCGATTTTATATGGATTGAGGATAAGATAGAGAATGCAGAACTTGGAGCCAAGATGGGACTAAACAGTTTTCTTCTTAGCCACACATACAATGAAAATTATGATTTGAGTGATGATATAACACGTGTTAACAATTGGAAAGAAATTTATGACCACATCGCTTGAGAACGCATTAGGAATCCTGTATAATGTATGCTTCATTGGTTGCTATTGGCCACAGATCATCAAATCAATTAAGACGAAGTCTGTTAATGATGTTAGTATTACACTTTACTTCTTATCGATCATTGGATATGCTGCTGCGGCTGGATATGCGATTCTTCGATTCGGGTGCGACTTCTGGCTTCTATTCAACTACGTGCTCAGTGGAATCTCTGCTGTTGTCATGATCGTGGTGTACTATAAACATAAAAATAATGGATAAACTTAAAAAGACTGGAGAACCCAGACAATTTGAATCTGGTGCACAAAGAGATAATGCCGATGGAAAACTTCGGATGAGTCTAGTTCCACATGGAGCACTGTGTGATGTTATGCTCAGGTACCTCCAAGGTTCTAATGAGTATGGTGAGAATAACTGGAAAAAAGGAATGGATCATTCTGTTCTTTATGATAGCACAATGCGACATCTTATGAAGGATTTCATGAGAGATGAAAGTGAAGATCATTTGGGTGCTGCTCTATGGAATATCATGGGCATGATTTGGAATAGAGAAAATAAACCAGAGTTGGATGATAGAAAGAATTACGAATAATATGGGAAAATTAATATTCATTGATACCGAAACCACTGGATTGGTTAGGGAAAGACACGAGATTGTTCAGTTGGCTGCGATAGTAACCAATGAGGATGCTTCACAGATATTGGATGAGATTAATATCACGATTCGTCCAGAGATGATTGATACGATTGATCTATCAGCGCTTGAAGTCTGTCACAAAACAATTGATGATTTGTTATCTAATGAATATAGTATGAAGGAAGGACATAAAGTATTTTGCGACTTTCTCTCTAAACATATTAACCGATATGACAAGGATGATAAGGCACAGTTCGTGGCTTACAATTCCCCATTCGATGAAGACTTTGTTCGACTCTTGTTTGATCGATGTGGAGATCATTACTATGGATCATGGTTTTGGAATCCAAGCCTATGTGTGATGAGAGAGTTTGCTTTCTTAATCAGAGATAGTAGACACAAGATTGAAAGTTTTAGACTGTGTAACATTTGCAAGTTCTTAGAGATTGAATTTGATGAAGAAAATGATGCTCATGATGCGCTTTACGATGTGAGAAAAACAATTGAAATATTTAAAAAACTAATATAATGGAAAAACTATACAAAAAGGCGAAGACAGGTGCAACAATGCAGTGGGAAATATTTGTTGAAGATAACAAGTATTGGACTGAGCACGGACAAGTTGATGGTAAGATCACAGTGGGTGTTCCTACCGTATGTGAAGCCAAGAATGTTGGTCGATCTAATGAGATGAGTGAATCTGCTCAGGCTGAATTCACCGCCCGCCGTAAGTGGGAGGATCGTCAAAAGTATGACGGGTACACTACAGATATTACAAAGATTGATAATGGAAAAGGATACTTCGAATGCACACTTGCACACAAATGGGAATCTCACTATAAGAAGATGCCCGAACGTGTTATGGCATCACCAAAGTTGGATGGTCTTCGGTGTATTATCACAAAGGATGGTGCCTTTACACGCAATGGAAAGAAGTATGTTACAACCAAATTCATTGAAGAGAGTCTGAAAGATTTCTTTGAGGAATACCCAAATTTCATCCTTGATGGTGAATTATACTGCCATAGCCTACATAATGATTTCAATAAGATTACATCTCTTGCTCGAAAGACCAAAGAGAAGTCTATCAAGGAGGCTGACTGGGTGGAAATTAAAGATAAACTCAGGTTGTATATTTTCGATGTATGTGATTCAGTCGATCCCCAAAAAGAATTCATTGAACGATATGACTTCATTCATTATGAATTTACCGACCACGATTTCGTAGTTCCAGTACCAAATGAAATGATCACACACGATCAGATTGATGAATACCACGCCAAGTGTATTGAAGAAGGTTATGAGGGAATTATGTTACGTGATCCATGTATGGTTTATGAACACACACGCTCCAAGAATCTTCTTAAGTATAAACACTTCACCGATGATGAATTCAAAGTGATTGATATCACTGCAGGTAAGGGTATGAGAGCCACTATGGCTGGGCGTGTTCGATGTATATCCAATGCGGGCGTTGAGTTCGAAGCATCAATGCGTGGCACCCACGAATATTTCACAGAACTATTAGTGAACCGAAATTACTATATCGGTAAGTTCGCAACAATTCGATATCAGAATCTGACACCAGACGGCAAACCTCGATTCGGTGTAATGATCGATATTGGTCGAATTGATACATAATTTTCTTTACAAAATCCTAAAAATAGGATATAGTATATACTTAATCAAATTAATGGCTCTCTAAGCCAAATATCAAATTAGAGTTAAACGTCTTGTAAAATTGGCATCCAATCCGACTTCATGGTTGAGAGGGGTGAGAAAGAATTTCTTTCGTTCTTTAAAACATCGGTGGACGTAGCCACCATTAACAAACCTACGACAACTTTTAGCCTCTATCGTCTAGCCAGGTCTAGGACTCTGGATTTTCATTCCAGCAACCGCGGTTCGAATCCGCGTAGGGGTACCATTCACAATAATAATAATAATAATAAATATGAAAGATCCACACAAAGCAGAAGAAGCACTAGGAATGCTACTATTAATGCTATTCGGAGTATCAGTAATTGGCCTCTTGGGTGCACTAACCGTAGCTATTAAATCAATATTCAATTAATAATCAATATGAAAACAACAAAAAAAGATTGGCTACACTTCATTACAGGAGCGGTAGCTGCGTTGATCGTATCAGCCGCCGTGGTTAATGCAGCACCTCAACCTATTTCAGAAATGGAAACAACTCCTCGCAACTGCTGTTGCTGTTGCTGTTGTCAAAATAAAGATGAAGTCATTTATACATCTGATGATGCTCAACAAGAGCCATCTACTTATCCAGTAGGTGAACCACCTTCACGCCCAGTTATCCTCTCACGCTAATAATATGGAACAAAACCTATATCACTACAAAGCCCATATCACGAAAGTGTATGATGGCGATACTGTAACAGCAGATATCCACCTTGGTTTCAATATGGTCATGCGTAAACAAAAACTACGTTTACTTGGCATCGATACACCTGAGATTCGAGGTGAAGAACGAGCTGAAGGTCTGGTATCTCGCGATCGCTTGTCTGAACTCATTCTTAATACTGATGTTCACATCGTAACGCATCAAGATAAAAGCGGTAAATATGGTCGATGGTTAGTAACGATCTATGCGCAGTTACACGATTTAGATAAAGACGAAACCAGTTGGATAAACTGTAACGCTCTCCTACTCAATGAGAATCTAGCAAAGGTTTACAAATAATCATATGTAAATAAAAGGTATGTGTGCTGTTTACAAAATGTAAATAACGCTGATCCGTGTTAAGAGAATGTAAATGACTTTTCAAAACCCGAAAAATAGCGTTTTTTGAAATAAGTAATAGTATGCGAAACATACTAATATTATTACTACTACTTTTACCATCATCACTATTCGGCTTCAATGAAATGAATGCTGTACAAACTCTTCAAGAGAATGGAAATTTCCAACACACTGTATGTGAAGTAAAGACTGCATACGCAAACAAAGGTGATCACGTCTTATACAAGAATGTAACACCTCGCGATGGAATGATCATTCTCACAGATGATGGTAAGTGTGTTAAGTATAATAAGAACATCATTGCTGATAGAGTAGTAGTTGCTATAGTGAAGCGTTACACATAGTATAAATAAATTTATAATGAAGAAAGTAAGTAGAACCAAATCAGA